GTTTTACCCCACTAGCCGCAGGTCCAATCGCAAGTAGCGGAACTCAGGTTAAAGAAACAGAAACCCCAGACGAAAGCTGTAAGGCAAAGGGAACGGTTTTAGTATTCCCAAGCTATCTCTTGCATAGGGTGACCCCCGTAACAAGCGGCACAAGGAAAAGTCTTGTTGCTTGGTTTGAAGGCCCAAGATGGCAATAGTCTACCAAATCTCCTTGCATGGCAATGCTTTTGACGCAAGGGGGAAAGACTGGGTTGAGCTAGAGGCCGAGAGCGGCTGTAAGCGCGACACAGAGTGGAAAGACCCCATACTCGACAGACATATGCTCGAAACAGAGTTCGGATGCGCTGTGAGCCATTTGCGCGTTTGGAGAAAGATAGCCAACTGCGGGCTGAACGGCATAATTCTAGAGGAAGATGCAATTTTTGAAAGCATCGATGTCACGAATGTTGACGCGGTTTTAAAACATCATGACAGCGCTTGGCTAGGCTACAGAAAAAACACTCTGGGTTACTGGTATAACTGCCACGCCTATGCTCTTACGCCGACAACGGCTCGACTGTTAATCGATGGATTTTCAGAAAACATTATCCCAGTGGATGAGTGGGTTCCACTAACGCTCTTAATGCAAAAAAAAGAAAACTACTTCTTTGAACCAGAGCGGGTCAAGCAAATCCCACGATCAATAAGACCCAGCACAATAGAGGCAGCACCAATGCAAAATCACGTTTTAACAGTAGGCACAGACCAAGAGAAAATGTGGGCGCTTGAGCAATCAGCAAATCGTCACGGCATAACGTATTCAAATTTAGGACAGGGGGTTGAGTGGACAGGCGGCTCAATGGAAGCGCACGGCGGCGGTCAAAAAATAAATTTAACACGCAATCACCTTCTCACGCTTCCAGACAATGACACGGTTCTTTTCGTCGATGGCTATGACGTTTTGTTTTTCGATGATCTGCTAACGATAGTTGAGCGCTTCGAGGGCTTTGATTGTGATATACTTTTTGCGGCTGAAAAGGACTGCTGGCCTGATCCAAAGATGGCCCCCATGTTTCCTATGACGCCTACGCCGTATAAATATTTGAACAGCGGCGTTTATATAGGAAACGTCAAAGCTTTAAGAGAATTTTTCAACGAGATCGTTATAGGCGATCAAGATGATCAACTTTGGATGCAAAAACGCTTTGTCGATCAAACAGGTTTGAGCATCAAGATGGATTATGAAGGCTACATTTTTCAATGCAACGATGAGGTTTCTGTTCAAGGTGGTCAAATTTCAAACGGTATGTGCTGCCCCTGCATATATCACGGGAACGGTGGCGACGAAGCCAAGGCTAGGTTTATAAATTTAGCAAAGACGTTTGGCTACGTTGAGGAAGCGCAACAGGTCGAAAGCCCATATTATATGGATTTAGACTTTGAGGTGGTGGCAAACGATATTTTGGTCACGAAGTTTTTGACGGAAAGTCAGTGCCGATACATCATCGACAGGTCTGAGGCGCATGGAGGCTGGTCACCACTGCCTGACGATAAGTTCCCCGCCTATGAAATCAGGCTTAAAGAGTTGGGCCTGTGGGACGAATACGAGCGCCTGTGGCATCAAAAGTTAGGCGTGATAAGTGAGAAATACTGGACGCCAATGAAGCACTACGGGCTGCGGGATGCGTTCTCACTGCGCTATTCGGTGGACACGCAAAAGACACTGGGGCTGCATTGCGATGCAAGCCATGTGACAGGTTCGGTAAAGCTTAATGACAATTATGAGGGCGCAACGCTGATCTTCCCGCGTCAAACTTTTGACAACGAATACGTTTCGATTGGTGACTGCATTTTATTTCCCTCACAAGTCACCCACGGTCATCATGTTGATGAGTTAAAATCGGGTGTGAAATACTCTTTAACCATGTGGACGAGTAGATATGAGGGTGATGTCAATTAGCATGGAGACATTTATTACGAAATGTAATATAATCCCGAAAATCACTCGCGAGGTGTAATATGGCAACGGCTCTCGACAACGCCCTTGGGCCAGTGGCGGCACAAATGATTAATCAGTTCGGCACAACCGTCATCATGCGTGGCGGTGAAGTGTCGAGCTATAATCCCACCACAGGCGTTTTGTCGAAGTCGCAACAAGAGCAAACTCGCAAGGCAATTATATCAAGCGCAAAAACAAAGGCTGGCGGCACAACCGACACTTTCGCATCTGCGGGGCAACCAACTTCTGCACAAGCCTCATATGACAAGGCAAGCTTTGTTCTGATCATGGCAAGAGCGGGTGAAGATTTTGCGCCAGAGGTTGGATATGAGGTCGAGTTCAATGCGAAGAAGTACAATGTAACGGCGGTCACACCAAACTTTTCTGGGGATCTTGTGGCAACTTATGATGTGGCGGTGGCTCTATGAAAGAAAAAGCTTTTCAATTGGATCTTTCGGAATTTGTAAAGCAAGCTGGATTGAATATTGAGACAGCCGTTCGGCGCGTTGGCTTTGATGTTTTAGATAAGGCAAAGGCAAATACGAGAGTTGATACGGGGCGACTGCGTGGATCTTGGAATATAACCGAAGAAGTGGTCGATCAATCTGTTCTTAAAGAAGCGCCAGACAGTCAGAAAAACTATTACGGGCCAGAAGCCCAGAACGCGGTTGGATACATAAGCGGCAAGGGTGAAGTTTATATAACCAACAACGTCGAATATGGCCCGTTTATAGATTTAAAAGATAACATCGTCGATCTGACGGTGGCTCAAGTCGAAGCTGAAATAAATGCAACGCTAAGAGAGCTAGAAAAGGGCTAAGTCTTGATATATAAAATTACAAAATGTAATAAATAGGCCAATCATGAGCAGTTTTGCGGATGAAAGAGCGGCAATTGAAAAGCGCTTCAAGGACAATTGGACAACCACTCCGATTGCTTTTGACAATGTTGGGTTTCGCCCGACTGATAGCGAATACGTTGCGATTTTCATTCAGAATGCTTCTGCCACTCAAATTGAACTAACAGGAACAACGCCCAGCCACAGATACACAGGGCTTATTTCGATCCAGATTTTTGTTGATGCAAACTCTGGCTCTCAAACTGCAAGAACTTACGCCGACACGATAGCCGCGATCTTTCGGAACCAGCGTTTTAGCAGTGGAAACAGCGGCACAATCATCTGTCGAACCCCAAACGTCCAAAGGGTCGGGGTAGTCGAAGGAAGGTTTCAGCTAAATTTAACAGTCCCCTACTATAGGGACGCAACTGCATAGAGGCTAAAGATGACAGACACCAATCGCGCAGCCCTGTTGCTTGCTCCGCAAACAGCATGGGGAACAGTCGCACCAAATTCAATCGAAAGCAAAGCTGTCAGAATGACGGGCGAAAGCTTGACATACAACATTTCGAACACTCAGTCCGATGAGATCAGGTCTGACCGAAATGTGTCTGACCTGATCAGAACAGATGCTTCCGTTTCTGGTGATATTAATTTCGAACTTTCATATGGCGGCACTTACACGGTCAGCAGCGTAGATTATAACCACGCAATCGATGACCTTTTAGAAGGCGTGATGTGTAGTTCATTCAGCACAAACGTCCTAAAAAACGGGACAGCCACAAAAGCCTACACGCTTGAAAAGCAATTTGGCGGCGTTGGCGGCTCCCAAGGCGGCTTTCACAGAATTAAAGACATTATGTTTGATGGCATGTCGTTGAACCTGTCGGCTGGCAGCATCGTCACTGGCTCTGTGAGTGCCATAGGAAACACCTTGGACGTGAGCGATACAACACAACTGAAAGCCCCGAATGCGGCCTCAGTGAGCAGCACAGACGTTATGAACGCCATTGATGACGTTACACTCATCCAAGAAGGGTCAAGCCTTTCGAACCTATCGAAGTGCATGAACTTATCTTTGACGATTGCAAACAATTTGCGCGTGAACAATGAGATCGGAACACTTGGCGCAGCGCGTATTGGTCTGGGTCAATTCGTGGTCACTGGCACTATGTCAGTTTACTTTGAAACCAAGGCTTTGTTTGACAAGTATATCGCTGGCACTGCGTCAGGCTTGAAGTTCAAGGTTGAAGACAACGCAAACACCAACGGGAACTCATACACCTTTGAAATCCCATTAATGGAGTTCACCAGCGGTTCGGTCGTTGCGGGTTCTTCAAACGCGGATGTCATGGTCGAAATGGGCTTTCAAGGCAAGTTTGATAGCTCTGAAAATTGCACATTAAAAATCACACGGGCTGACGCCTCATCTTAACCTGATGCGCGGTCAACGGCAGTGACCAGACCGCGAATTAACTCTCGGAGAAAAAAATGGACTTAGCAGAAGTCAAGGTTGATAGAAAAACGCAAAACGAGGGGGTGTGGGTCGAACATGATATGACCACATCCTTTCTGATTGCACGAATGGGCAACCCTAAATTCAAGACACGTTTTAACGCTTTGATGGCTCCCCATCAAAGAAAATATGAGGCTGGAAAGCTCGACATGGAAATGCAAGGCCAGATCATGGCGCGAGCAGTTTCAGAGACGATCTTGCTTGATTGGAAGGGGCTAACGCTTGACGGAAAGGAAATCAAATACTCGAAAGAAAGAGCGTTTGAGATCTTGTCTGATGCGACTGCTGAAGAGTTCTTAGCGTTGATCTTGGAATACGCGCAAGACAACGAAAGATTTAGAAACGAAAAATTGGAGACAAGCTCAAAAAACTAAAACGCTGGATGCGATGGCAGATGACGTGGGGCCACTATGAGGAAAAACTTCTGAATGGAACCATCGATGCGACACAGATGCCTTTTCTGCAATCACGTCCAGATCTTACACCAGAAGAGGGGGAAATTGTTGAAGCGTTTCAGTTTCTCACCTCAAGTCGAAACGTAGGCATGGCGGTTGGAGCAATCCCTTTCGGAGAAATTGCACAATACGCCGAAATGACAAGTCAAATAGACTTCTGGGGCTTCATTCTCTTGGTTCAAACTTTGGACGCTGAATATGTCGTGATTGCGGGTGAAAAAACAAAATGACCACTTTAGCCAGACTTAATATTGTCGTTGATGCTGACGCAGCGAAAAGACAGCTTCGTAGCTTAGAGCAAGTTGCGAAGAGAAGCGCGGGGATAATCCAAGGTGCGTTTCAGAGGTCACTTTCAATCTTTCAAGGCTTGACGCGACAGATCTTCTCACTTCGATCGGCGTTTCTAGGTTTGGGCGCTGGTTTGATTGTTCGAGATTTTATCAAAGTTGCGAACACGCTCGAACAGGTGAAGTTTCAAATGGTGGCGGTGACAAAAGACACCAAAATCGCCAATCAGATTTTCAAGAACACAAGGCAATTTGCAACAGAGGTTTCGTTTAGTTTTGAGGATTTAATTGGTTCATCAACACGGATGGCGGCACAGTTAAAAGGTGACGCGAAAGAAGTTGATTTTTTCTTGCGAGCGGCGGCTGATATTTCTGCGGTCACGGGTCTGACTGTCGAAGAAAGCACAAACAACTTGATGAGAATGCTTGCGGCTGGCGCTGCCTCGGCTGATCAGTTTAGAGAGCGCGGCGTCCTTGCCATGCTTGGCTTTACTGCGGGTGTTTCTTACAGCGCAGAAGAAACAAAAAAGAAACTTGTGGCAGCATTTCAAAGCGGTGGAAGTATTCTTGAGGGTGTCGCTGGGCAGATGGCGACAACTTTCTCAGGATCTCTTTCAATGATCGGGGATAAGGTTTTTGAGCTAAAGTCACGGGTCATGGAAGCTGGGGTTTTTGATTTTCTCAAAGATGCGGCTGACTTTATTAATTTAGAACTTGATGCTGCCCTTCAAACCTTGGGAAATAACGCTGCAACTGTTGGCACTCGCATCACTGGTTTTCTTGATGACATGGTGATTTATGCGGCTGGAACAGTTGATGGCTTGGTCAACACCACGAAAGCTGCCTTGCAGTTCTTTGACAGCGTGAGGGCGGCATATAACAAATTCAATGACTTTGCTGGCGGCAACTTGCCAAGTTTTGGCCTGATCGGGTTTATTATTTTTGGCAAAAAAGGCGGTATTATCGGTGTGATAGCCGCAACACTTGCGGGAATTGCTGACTACATAAGCGGTTGGATTTCGACACAAATTGCAAACATCATTGGCATGGCTAAAAACGCCCTTCCCGATAAAGGCTACAAAGAGGGATTGGCGTCTGGAACTGCTAGAGAGGCATTTGCAAACAAGGGATACAGCCTCGCTCAACAAAACAATATGCTAATTAAGCTTCAAGGCAAAAGCCAAGAGAAGCGAATGGCAGTATATGCTGACCACGGCGTTTTCCCTAATGCCGATGGAACCTTTCGGACAGAAAGCCAATATTTGGGAAGGTTTGGGAAACAAAAGACCGCACTTGAAAAGGCCGAAATGGGTTTTCGCACAGATGCTCAAAGGTACAAAGACGGAGATCTTGGGTTTCGGCATACCGCAGGGCAAATGATCGAAAGATTAAAGAAAGAGGGATATATCCCAAGCACTCAAGGCGCGAATATGGGTGCGCTCGGAATTGAGTTGGATACGTTCACGGGCGCTGGCGACATGGCGAGCAAGTTCTTTGATTTTCTAGAAGGTCGAAGATCCACCAGAGCGGCACAAGCCAACCAGTCAGCGTATGAGGACGCGGCATATGGTGGCCCCAGAACAAGCGGAACATCACCCACCACCCCACCATCAAGTGGCCCCACAAAGCCTCTCGCAGCGCATGTTCTGCAAGCTCAGATGAACACTGAACTCGAAAAGATGATTGGTCTTTTGCAAACAGGCGAAATGACCTTCGATCAATTCAACAGTCAGAAAGAATTGATGGGTCAGCTAATCGCAGCGGAGATCCCTCTGGTCGGTCAATTAACGGCTGAACAGCAGAAAGAAAAAGACAACATCACGGCCTTGCACAAAGGCACAGAGAAATACAACAACATGCTCGAAAAACTGGGCGTCACTTATTCGAACACAGCCTCAAAGTTCTCGGAGGGCTTTTTGACAGCGGCGGCGGTGGCTGGCGATGCTGCGGAAAAAACCATGCAGTTCGGCACTCAGATGTATCAGGGTCTTGAGGACGGGCTGGATCAGTTCTTGAGAACAGGGAAGTTTAACTTCCAAAGCTTCATGCGAGACATGGCCCAAGAGTTTTTGATTATGACCGCAAAGATGGCAATGGCAAAAATGGCTACAGCGATGTTTGGTGGCTTCATGGCTGGCGGTGGTCAGATGGCCCCTAATCGCGCCTATGTGGTGGGCGAAAGAGGCCGAGAGGTCTTTGTCCCGAATGAGGCGGGAAGGCTTTTCTCTAACGATCAACTCGGCGGCGGTGGCGTCACGATAAATCAAAACTTTGATTTCAGAAATGCAGATCACACAACCGAGGCAAGACTTCGCCAGCAAGCAGCGGTCATTCAAGAAAATACTCGGAGATCCATTTATCAGGACATGCAGGATGGTGGTTCAATTTCTAAATTAACTGGAAGAAGATAATGGCTCTGATTACCTTTCCCGACATTATAAAACCAACGAATTTATCTTTCGGCATTCAAGGATCTTCTCAAGCTTTTGTGTCAGAGTTCACAGGCACAAGTCAGCATGTCAGGCTACCAACCGCAAGATGGTATGGGTCAGCGAATTGGGAAAACCTTACGGGTGATGATTTTGACAGCTTGAAAGTGTTCCTCACACAGCTTGAGGGCGCGTTTAACACGTTTGCTTTTGGCGATGTAAGCCGAGACACCCCGCAATCTGGTTTGGCCTCTACAGTGGTCTTACAAGCGCAGACAACGGCATCCGCTCACTCCACTCAGATGACCATTCAGAGAAGCAGCACAGAAAGCTCAACAAGCATTTCTGGCACAGTCTCAGCCTTCAAAAAGGGTGATTATTTTCACGTTACTTCGGCAAAAGGCCAAGAATTAAAAGTTATCACCGCAGATGCAACAATCACAAACACAGGAACAACGCAGATCAACTTTGCGCCAGCACTTCGAGGGGCTGTCTCGACGGGTGCAAATCTAACAAGACATGCGGCAAGGGCGATCATGCGCCTTTCAAGCAATGATCAAAACTCATGGGAAATCGCGCCCCCTGTTCTGGGTAGCTTTGGTTTTTCCTTTATGGAGTCATTTTAATGTCGAGAGAGTTTGACAGCACTGCACAAAGCGCTCGGTCTGTAGATTTTTCGCGCTGCTATTTTATAAGATTGGTCGTGCCAAACTGGACTGCCTCGCCCTTTACGGATGGAGTTCTGCGGTTCAACACTTCATCTTTAGACTTTGACGTGAACGGGCCTGATGATAGCTCGACAGCAACATATTACGGTGGCGAGGGTATTGTCAGCGTAGCGGCTATTTCAGAAACAACAGAGTTAAAGAGAAATGGCCTACAAATAGTTTTCAACGGGCTAAACAATGAACTTTTAAATTTATTTCTCACCAGTTCATACGACATCAATAAGACCCAAGCATTTATTTACGATGCAGCGATGAACCCCAGCGGCACGATTGAACATGCGAATTTAAACTTGGTGAGGGTTCACAAAGGCTTGGTCGATAGCGTGAAGTATAACACTTCAAGCAGCAACACTAGCATCGTCATAAAGACCGTCAGTCAGTTCTCAGATTGGTCACGCCCCAGACTAGATGCTCTTAATGATGGATCTCAAAAGGAAAAAGATAGCACAGACCAATCATTGCAGTTTTTAGCTGATGGGGTCGGGTCTTTAAAGCAAGTGACTTGGGGCAACGGATGAATAGTCTAGACAGCTATATAATCAGAGCCATGAAAAGAGGTTTTTCTTATGGAGAAAACGACTGCGTTTTGTTCACTGGATTATACTTCCAAAGATTGGGTGTCCCTGTTTTTGAGGTGATTGAAGAAAACATCAAAATAAATCGGAAAAACTGGCCCAGTTCATTCAAGAAATTAGAGCAAGTCGCAGCAAAGTTTAAATTTAAAAGCGTCAGCGAAATGCACGAATGCCTTATCCTCAAAATGGGGTTCACTAAAGCAGAAAACCCTCAAGACGGGGATCTGGTCTTGGATTTTGACAAGCACACTTTAGGGCTTGGCTGGAAGGGCGGCTCTGCGTTTTTGAGTGATGAAAGCGGCATCACTGTCTGCAATCCCGTACATGCCACCAGATGGAGATTTGAATGCCCCAATTAGCCACAGCGGGTATTGTTTACCTTATGAACGCAGGGCTTTCTATGGCTGCTGCACAAGTGATTGTTTATGGCTCAATGGTTATTGCGACTGGTTATGCCAGTGTAAAAATTGCTGAACAAAAAATGCGTGAAATGGAAGCTGATGCCCGTAGAAAGGCTCGCAATCGCGCTCAAGAAATTCAAAACATGCAGTTTGGAACTGTTGCTCCAAGAAGGTTTCTTTATGGAGAAATGGTTGTTAATGGGCATTTAATTTTTCAAGAGACAGCAGGGACAGATAACAAAGATCTTTATCGTGTCGTTTATCTAGGCGAAGGGCCAATAAACGCCGCCACAGAGATCTATTTCAATGACGCACAGCAAACACTATCGGGCGACCTTGATGGCGCTGGCGCGTCAATAAGTTCGGGTTCTTATAGCGGCTATGGAACCTTCAGAGTTGGTGTAAATGGAAATTCTGGATCAAGCTCTAGCGTTGTAAATTTAACGGCAAACACTTCTTGGACGAGCAACCACAAGATGACTGGGAACTCTTGGCTTGCTTATAAATTAGTTCACAACAATGAGGTCTGGACACAGGGCATCCCTCAAGTTCGTGTGAAGGTGCAGGGCCGCAAAATTTATGATCCGAGGCTAGACGGTGGCGGGGTTGGTGGAGGCTCTGGCTCTCATCGATACGACGATGACACAACTTGGGCTTTTTCAAACAATTCAGCACTTTGTGTTCTTGATTTTCTTCTAAACGGAATGTCCGTTGATCCTTCTGATATAGATATGGCTGCAATGAGAGCAGCGGCTGATATTTGTGACGAAAATGTAAACATTCAACTCGCAAATGGATCAAATAGCACACAGGCACGATATACAACGAACGGGGTTTCGTTCTTAAACGATGAAGTCATTGCCACGCTTGAACAGCTTTTAGTACCTTGTCACGGAACCCTTGTCGAAGAAGCGGGTGTTCTTCGTCTTTTAGTTCCAAAGGATAGCTCAAGCGTTGTAGTAGGGCTGACCGAAGATGACATAGTTTCCGAGCTTAATATAAATATAAATTCAGAAGTTGCGGGGCGCATTAATAAAGTTTCTGGGACTTTTACTGATAAAGACAGCGACTTCCAGCAAACAGACTTTAGCCCCATTTCTAGCTCATCATTGATCGCAAGTGACGGGCGAGAGCATTTACAGCAAATAGATCTTGCGATGATAACGGACGAGGCAAGGGCGCAGCGCTTGGCTTCCATTGTTTTGAAAGAAAACTCACTGACGAACACGATGGAATTGGTTTTGAAGCCGAAGTTTTCTTATCTCAAGGTAATGGACGTTGTGACAGTTACTTTTGAGCCAGAAAAGCTTGCCAACGTTGGAACCGATAGCATCGTCACAACTGCCACAAAGTGGCGCATTTCGTCTTATCAACTTACACCAGATGGTGCGGTCAAGATTTCTTTAGAAGAATATGCTGACAGTTCATACACATGGAATACAGCCGACCACGACTATTTAACCAGATCGGCGCTCGCGGATAGCTTTATCGACACGATTACAGCGCCCACATTAGGAACCCCTGTCAAAGAAAACTTCTTGGATGAAGCGGGTAATCAGGTTTTAGCGATGCGCGTTCCTGTCACGCATGGAAGTCATCCAAACTTCACATTTACAGAAATAAAGCTTTTAAAGCATCGATATAATTCTTCGAATGTCTTACAGCAAACAAGCACTTTTGAAAGCGTAAGCCTTACAGAAACAGAAAGCTCTGTCCTGTTTTCTGGGATGTCATCAACTCCGCCAATCGGCTCAAGTTCGGGCGACTATATAAGACACTCTATTAGCGCTCGAACACATACCGAAAACGGAAAAGTTTCCCCTGAAGCGGTTATTAGTCAAGCTGCAATCCTTTCTGGTGGTTATATAAACAAAGACACAACCGCGCCTAGTGTTCCGACTAATGTATCCGCAGACGGAACGTTGAATGCTGTCGTTATTAGCTGGACAAATCCAAGTGACATAGACTTGGGGAGTTCTTCTGTTTACCGAAACACTTCCAACAACTCAGGAACTTCTTCATTTATTGGCAAGTCATCTGGGACTGTGTTTACCGACAGTGGTTTGAACAACTCTCAGTCTTTTTATTATTGGGTTTCTTCCGTAGACCGTGTTGGAAACGAAAGCGCAAAAGTGGCAACGGGGCAAGTGACTACGGACTCGGCTCCACCAGCGGGTGCTACGGGGCCAACTGGGCCAACAGGTGCGGCGGGTGCGACAGGGCCAACGGGTGCGACAGGCCCAGAGGGTCAAAGTGGGCTTGTCGTAACGCTTAACGGCGCTGATATTATTGTAGATAATATTGATCCAAGAGATAACACTTCTACAGTGCAAACCGCCTTGAATACTGCTTTCTTGGCCGCAAACCCTATGCTTTCTCAGATGAGCGACATCCCAGATGATGCGGTAGTTTGGGCAAGGTTCGTAAACAGCGCCGATACAGAATACGCAGCGGGTCGTGCCCCTACTCAGTTCAGTGCCAGAAAGTGGGTTTATGATGATCAAGATTGGACTGACAATTCTGGAACCTTTGAAAATCCAGCTATTTTCTCGCCTCTTGTTATTGCGGAGGAAGCGGTAGTCAATCACCAGTCAGCGTTATCAATTACAGCGCAACAGCTCACTATAGCTCAAAATATTAATTATCTTGATGGTGGTGGATGGAAGATTGGGAAAACATCTTATTCAGATACCGCAGATGGTTTATGGATTGGCAACCCAGCGGGATCAAGTGAGTTTGCACTTGCAACGGGAGCAAATGCAGGAAGTGCTAACGAGCATGGAATTTTATTTGATATTAATCAAACCAAATTAATTAACCCAACCATTATGTCAGGAACGGGGTCTTTGCAGACAGCCGTTACTGTTACATCAAATATTTCTAACGTAGCAATAAGTGATAGCAACGGAAAGCTTCCCTCAAATACATCACTGCCAGTTACGGGCATTTCGATAGAGGCAGTAGGCGGCGGCGGCGGCGGTAAAGGCGCAGAATATGGTGCTAACGGCAGTAATGGAACCAGCACCTCTTACGTTTTAACTGGGCGTTATTTAGGGGCTTCATCTGCAACAATCATAAGCGTAACTGCGGCGGGCGGTGCGGGGGCAACTAGCGCTGCGGCATGGTACGGAAGCGCTGGCGAAGATAGTGCTTTTGC